TCATTTAACATAATATACATTATGCGCAGTCATGTCAGTCCCGTGGCTAGGGGTCAGGAACATAGCAGCCACAAGGGCTACAGCCGCGCCTGTACCTTTTGTGTACTTCGCTAAAATGTCATACCAAGCACGCTTTAGCTCTGGATTGGTCTCCCTGACAGCCGCCAGATTTAGCAACACTTCTTGCACGTCCAAGCCGATCTCCTCGGCAATCTTTTTTGCAGTTGCATCAGTGAGTTGCGACTTTCCTTTGTTCACTGCAGAGATATAGGAAGTGGTAAATCCCAAGTCTGCTGCGACTTCCTGCAATTGGCTGTACTTTTTGGCTCTCATGTAGGCCTGAATCAGCGTATTGGAGTCCATCTTTTTGTCTCCTGAGTGGTTAGACAATCAGCTCATCATACCGATTTTGGCAAAAAACGGCTTGTTCCCATTCAACAATTCGTATGATTGAATCCATTCAACAAATCATTTGAATGCATGAACCATGACCCACTTTAGCCCACAAAACCAAGATCTGCTGCCGCTCACCGAGCGCAAGGTCTATTGGCAGGCTGAACCGACTGGCGATTACTCCGCCTGTATCGCGGGTCAGGTTGAGATGTTCCGCGACCTCTACGAACTGCGGGTGTTCCTCTCTATGACGTATCCCGATACCGCGTTCGAGCTGGTCGAGGTTACCGAAGAGACATGGCAAGGTTTCTATGATCAGGGAGTCTTCTTCGATGACTGGTCATAATGCTGGCGCCGTAATGCCGATAAATAGCGTTATCGGCAACAAAACCCTGATCGACTATCTGTCATTCACATGGTCTCCCGATGAGTTACGCCGGATGACCGAGCTGGCCAAGCAAGGTGCGTTCTTAAAAGCGATCCCACGTTTCGAGACCAACAATCCCTCTATTCAGGCGGCGTTCTCCACGCCAGCGGTCAATGAACTGCGTTATCTTTGGAAACGCCCGGCTGGGTTCAATCCCCTCACCCGCTTTGATCAGGTGACAGAACGCCTTTGTGACAAGGCCACGCCCCAGCCTGTGATCTGTAAAGCCCCCTCCCCTGTATGCACGCCGTCCATGGCGGACATGCTGGAACAGGTGCTGCACTCTGGGTACAAGTCTCGCGCTGATATCCGTAAAGAGCTGAAGACGGTCTGCTCTACCCTGCTGGAGTTCTCCCAGTTCGAGGTGGTCGAAGGCGCCAAGTATTGGGAAGCCTACAACGATTTGATCGACTGCTATGGGGTTCAGTTTCTTGATGCCCTGTGCTGTGCCGAAATCGAGTTGTGGCTCGAGGAGCTGAATACCCGGATTGGGGTTCCTATCCCCGCCCCTCGCTTTTCGATGCGTCCGCGTCGTTCTGGCCTGCATGGTTATACCCACTCTGCAGATCTGCTTTGTGATGGCCTGCCCTGCGGCCTGATTGGTTGGGGGGCGGCCAACCATGGCTGCATGGTGAGTTTTTCTGGCGTGGGTTGTGCGGCCCTCGATTTCCAAGCTTTGCATGATGTTATCTCTCACATTCCATCCATTCGCATCACCCGGGTCGACTTGGCGCTCGATGACTACAGCGGCGACGTGATCTCCTATCAAGATGCGATCTCCGGTGCTGAGTCTGGGGAATTCCATCCAGAACGTGGCCGTGCTCCGTCATGGATGAAGATCGAGTCGGGCGAGTTCGTGATAGCCGAGATCTCCAAAGGGATTGCCAAGCGCTATGGCATGGCCCCGACCAAGGGATGCTCGTTCTATGTTGGCAGCCGCATCAATGGCAAATGTGCCCGGGTGTATGAGAAAGGTAAGCAGATGCAATCGACCGAGCATCCGAACTGGGTGCGCGCCGAAGGCGAGCTACATAACAAAGACCGGGTGATCCCGCTGGAGGTTCTGGTTAATCCGGATCCTTTCTTTGCCGGTATGTATCCGCAGTTTGCTAAATGGCTGGATTCACTCAAGCAGGCCGATGTCGAACCTGTTCGTGTGACCACATTTAAGAACAAGTTCAAAACCAGTCGTGATAACGCTGTATTCAATATGGCTCGCATGGCCGGCCGGCTCGTTAATTGGTTAGCAAATATTGAAGGGTTAGCCCCGGCGGTGATTGTTAACCAATTAACTGCGCATCTAAAAGAAGATGATATTCCCGTGCGGTTAAGAATGCCGTTACCACCCGAGTTTATATCGGGTGAACATTGTCTAATTTCGACCTAATGATGGTTCTTCAACGAGGTAAGTAATATGTCCCTGCTCACAGGTATCTTGGTAACGCGCGTTACTCATGGCTTTGGTGTATCTCGTAAATCGGGTTCGCCGGTTCCGTATGATTTTGCACAGGTCGAATACTTGGCTCCGGCCAATAACGTTAATAAGCCCGAGTGCAATATCACCTCTTGGGGCTACGAAGTTCGCCAGCTGGCCCTGCGTAATGATGCTGCCACCATCAAGGAGATGGCCGACTGCCCCAAGCTGGTCGCCATTGATCTGGTGCTGGAAGCCGACCCGCAGAACCCGACCCGCAACGTTGTTGTTGGCTATCAGGCCAGCAAAAAACCGGTCTAACCACCGCGCCGCGAGGAGGAGGAGCGAGAGCGCGCAGCGAGCGACGACGAGGGCGCGACCATGCTTTGTCTTGATATTACCGCCGAAGGATATGCCCGTTTATCCGAGGGGGATGCCTGTAAATATGTGCTGCTGACTGTTCAGGAGCATTCCAGACTCACGGATATATCAAACTGGTTCCAGTTCGATATATCCACCGTGGGAATAGCCTTTGGCTCTGGCCTTGCTATTTGGGTCTTAGGCGTAAAGTTGGGCGCAATTGCCCGTGTAATTGTTGGTGCAAAAAGAGGATAAAAAATGAAAAAAGTATCAGGTTTGTTCCGTAATGCATGTATTGCGGCTGTGTGTGGTCTGTCTGCTAATGCGGCCATGGCCGAGGGAACTGGTCTCGCGGATGCAGCCGGTAAAGCGATGGAGGCAGCTCAGGCCGATGTAACCTCAACCTCTCCCAAAGTGTTGTTGGTAGTCGCACTGGTGACAGCTACAGGTATCGTCATTTCCCTTATCCGTAAAGCTTAAACCATGTCCCTGCTTATTGGGACGCTCTGGTTTTTGTTCTTTGTCGAGGGATGGCGATCATCCTTCTCTATTTAAGGCGGCTCCGGTCGCCTTTTTTATATTGGGGGCTGTGTGCGCTTAGCTTGGCTTTTACTGTTATTTCCATCGCTGGCGTTTGCTATTGCTGGTTGCCCTGTCGGTGTCCAGTTGGGAAACGTGACGATGGCCACTCGGTTACCTGTCTGCCTTAAATTCGATTCATCACAACTGGGTGGTTGTGAGGTTAATTGCAAAGGTGTCTGTGTGGAATTGCCTTTAGCCAATACCAAGGGGCCAGTAGAGACCACCGGAACGGCCTGTAATTATACTGATAATGGCAGCGGTAACGGGGACTCTGACGGCAGCGGTAATACACCGGACGAGGGCAATAATTCGGAAAATGGTGGTTTGCCTAAGGATTGGGATTTCTTTAATCCGGTTGTTGGTGATGCAACAGGGACTTCTGTATCCGCTTCTATTGCCAAGCTCAATAAAAACCTTGGTAAGAATATTGGTGCGCTTACCCAATATAACGACATGCTATATCAGCGTGTCAACGGGATCAGCGGCGATACATCGCGCATTGTTAATGCCACTGAGGCTGCACAACAATCGTTAAAGGAAATAGCAGAATATAATAGAGTGGCAGGCCATAAACTCGAAGGGTTTGAGCTTTATTTATCACGTATGGAGCCATTGCTTAAAGAGATATCCATTAACACTGCCAATACTGGTTCCGCTTCTGGTGCTACAGGTACTGGTAGTCATATTTCAAAGGACTTTGAGGACAAACTTTTTGGCACTTTGGATTCGATGCGTTATGGCTCTTTGAATAACATCGATTTCAAGATGAGTGATGTTAAAGGGCATTTGGCTGGTATTGAGGGGGCTTTAGGTCGTAATGGCATGGCCGGTAATGTTTACGCCATGCGTCAGATGATGGAGCAAATGTCGTCAGGTTCTTCTGGTGGTGGCTCAACGGGCGGAGGTTCGACAGGAGGCCAAACAGGCGGCTCTGGTCAGTCTGAGCAGTATCTCAAGGATATGAGCGAATCAATCGGCTATATGGCTGAGGATGTGCTCTCTATCAGGAAAGCCCTTGATGGTTCCGGTAATGGTTCCGGTGACGGTATCGATTACTCACAGATGCCAGGCTCCGGCACTAACCCGCTGACGGTTGGGGCTGCTCATTATAATTCGGCCTGTGCGGGCGGTGATTGCTTCTTTGATATCGCAGCTATCCAAAAGAAACTGGATGACGCAAACAAGGCTATCACTGATAAATACAAAGATATTGGCGATGAAGTCAAAGATATATTTGATTTTAAGCTCTCCGGCTCTGCTGGAATTATGGAATGCTTCGACTTATTCACTTATGGCGGAAAAGACTATCGCGTTTGTCCACCTGCCAAAGAATATTGGGACATCATCGCCGCACTGATGATGTTTATTTTCTACTTCATTGCATTCGCAATTGTATTCAAGAGGTAATACGTCATGGAATGGCTCAGTGACTTCTTTTATTCATTCTTCAACGATATCTATCATCTGGTGGTGCAGTTTGCAGCATGGTTTGCGGTGCGAATGGCGGTGCAATGGGTCGAGTTTAAGTTGTTTATGCTTACCTTCTCATGGGACGTTGCCAAACAAATTTTGGTGAACGTTCACTTTAGTGAAATGATCTCCCAGTCCTTCAATGCCCTCCCCGCTGACTTTCGCTCGATGCTGCTCTTTATCCATCTGGATAAGGGGCTCGCCATCCTGACGCAAGCCTTTGTGACCCGCTTCCTGCTGAACATCATGGGGTGGTAAATGTCGATCAAGATCCACCACGGGGCGCCAGGCTCTTACAAATCATCAGGGGCAATTCACACCGATGTGATCCCCGCCATCAAGGCAGGCCGCCATATCATCACCAACGTTCGCGGGTTCACCGCCGAACGCTGCAAAGAGGTACTCGGTAAGGCTGTGCCCGATGAGTTCAAGGTGACTTACATCGACACCGAAGCCCAAGAGGGCCGCGACCACTTGGCCCGCTTCTACCACTGGGCTCCGAAGGGGGTGTTCTTTCTGGTCGATGAAGTGCAGCGGATCTTCCCGCCTGCATGGCGCCAGAGCGACCTAGACCGACTCGATTATCCGGGTGGGCCGGAAGTCGCCAAGGCTGACGGGCGACCGGAAACCATTGACGTTGCCTTTGATATGCACCGTCACCACAACTGGGATTTCGTCTTTACCACCCCGAACATCAAGAAAGTTCACGCCGTGATCAGGGCTGCATCAGAGACGGCGATCAGACACACCAATATGAAGATATTGGGCTTTGGGAAGCGTTACAAAACGGTCTTGCATCTGGCAGACAACAGCGGCGCGTCCATGTCCGATGTATTGCAGGCCAAGCCATTCAACAAGGTGCCCAACTATGTTTTCAAACTCTACGACTCAACTACAACAGGCCAAGTCACGGATACAATCGCGGGTAGCTCGATTCTGCGTGATCCTAAAATTCTGTTTTTTCTGGCTGTTATTGGATTCTGTCTCTATTTTGGCCTCATCAAGCCGGAATATATTGATAAGCCTAGCAAGGCCCCTGCACCCTCTCCTGCCGCTGCTACGACTTCTGGGGCGGTGGGTGCTTCGCCCGCTGCTGGGGTACGTCCTAGCGGCGCTCCTGCTGCGTCTGGTGGCGGGGTTCTTTCTGTAGGGCCGTTTGCAGGTCACCGCCTGATCATCAGTTGCCATATCCTGATTAAAGACAACCTCGGCTCTTATCGGGTCGAGTATTGCTTTGCCCTGCGCAAGGGTGACGAGGTTGCGCCTTTGGATATAGACGATTGGCCAGAGGAGCTGGCCAGCGTCGATGCGGTGAGCGGCTGCCATGCCGTGGTCAAGTATCAGGGCCAGCCTGTAGACGTGTACTGCGATCCAGAAGGTGACGCTCTACGCCGTAAACAGAACGCCGCCCTCTTTGCTGGCGGTGATAGCAAGATGAAACCAAATGATGGCCGAACATAAATGGCTTCTGGAGGGATCCCTTCCCTTGGCTTTAAGGCCATTACGTGAAAATAAATAAGGCAACCGTTACGTAATGATTTAATTTATTGGTCACCGTTACTATAATATTGGTGGTAACAGTGACTAAAAAGGTTTTGTCATGGACTACAAAGCTCAGATTGCTCAACTTCGTGTTCGGTATAACAGCCTTCTTGCGGCTATCAAGAAGGACAATATCTTCGATATGATCGAGGCATTAGAGGCTCTTGGCCTTACGCCTGCGGACTTACCCCTTGAGGAGCTTGTCTGGCCACGCAGACCCATCCCGCTGCGGCGAGCCATTGAAGCCCTTATGATTGAGGCCGATATGACGGCTGATAAGTTGGAGAAGGAGGCTGTTGCTTTACCTCCGAGGCCGCCCAAGAAGCCTATTGTCTTTCCTGATGCGTCCAAATTGTTGCATCATGGCCTTCGCCAGATTGAGGCCAAGAACGCAGCAATGATTGCCGATGTGCTGACCAAGCGCTCATCCGATAATCCAGTAGGCGCACTGGCCATGCCATTACCAGAGGTAATAGTGACCAAAATGACTTCACCGACTAGCCCCACTAAAACTCAAAATTTGGCAACAGTTACCGAAAAAGATCAACGCGCTGACAGCATCCCCAATCTTGATTTGGAAACTGTGACCAAAACAACCTCGAAACCCGAGCAGGCCAAGCCTAAACGACCTCGTGGCAGGCCATCCTCTGGCGAGCGTGCAATGACTCCAGCCGAAAAACAGGCTGCATATCGTGCTCGTCAGAAAATGAAAAAAGTCACGGTTACTTTTGACCGTACTGATGCAGATGAGCTGTTAACGTATCTGACCGCTGTGGCCGGAGACATCTCCTACCCTCTGGATAAGCAATTGGCACTTCGCTTACGAGATGCATGCCAGTCTGCTTGGGTGAGTCAGCGGGTCCCGCAGACCGAGTTCTCGGATGAAGAGAAGCGGTAAAGCGATTTTGCTATGCGGTATTCCCGGGAATTTTACGGAGTGCCCTTTGTGTATCCTCGCCGGTGAGCTTTAATAGGTCTTGAGTGGCGCCGTGGTCCCGCCCCACTTACACCGAGCTACCAATCGTCAGGGATTAAGACACATGAAAAGAATCGCTTTGCTTGTGTTGGCTATTATCGGGATGAATGCCTTTGCTGTGTTCTCGGTCTCGGCAGGTGAGCCACCGCCTCCCCCGCCGCCTATCATTATTCGTTAATAGAACTTGATGGTTGAAGGCCGTTTGAAAGGATTCAGACGGCCTTTTAATTTTATGTCCGGGTATGAATAATGCCTAACTGCGTCACTGCATTGTTTATGTTAAATACAGATGTCAATGCCACAGAGGACAGGGGCGGTAGCCCCTACAAGCCGCCCTCTGCTGTCCATTTGACCTCCAATAGCCTCGCGGCGGAACACGCCCATCTACCCCAGAGACTGGATCACCCCCTTCCCTGCCAAACCGTCTTTAGCTGCCCAAATAGACGAAAAATGCGAGGGTGCTAGCGAAGCGACGCAAACCCGCTGCTAATTTTTCGGGAACCGCAACAGCAGGAGTAATCACTTCCCTGCCCCATCACTCAATAGCGCCGTATCAGTCTGCGGTACTGGCCGTCCTGATAATCAGGCACGACCTACGTCATTCAAATTTGGTCTCGCCTGTAGCTCATGGCACAATGCCTGCTTAGTTTTTGGTGCGAGGGAAAGATGACTCCGGCTCAGATGAAGCAATACGGTAAGGGATTGGGCCTGTGGCAAGACAAGAAGTTGGCCACTGGTGATCCAATCCAGTACACAAAAAAGGATAACGGTGGCCTCGTGCAACTGGTTAAGAAGGCTGAAGGTAAATGGATTGACTCGGAGAACGAGTGCAAGAAGCCGTTCAATCCGATAGAAAATGGCGTATTTGTCTGGACAGAGATTAAAGGTGCCGGACATGCTTTTGTTTCTGTTCATGAAAGCAATAGCCCGTTCGTCTACACCTATGGCCGCTTTGGTCGCGTAGGGAACCCTCGCGGGGCTGTTGGTGATGGCATCCTGAATTTCTTCAAATATGAAGATGCCAGAGAATATTACCGTGATGAACTTTATAGCAAATCAGCCAGAGTATTTATGATCACTGATGCTGACCCTGCTATTGCAAGAAAATATTTTGAGCGCCTTTGGTCTAATGGTGTGCCTGCTGCCCCCACTCCTGATATGGGCGCAATGACAAAGAAAAATGGCCATACCATCGATAGATATGATGTAACAGGAAAAAACTGCACAACACACACCACTGATGGTATTAAAATGGCAGGCTCCTCTGTTTTTAAAGGAGGATACACAACGAATTCTCAAATGCGGATTGATTCTGAAGAGGATTTTGCTGTTCCCGTATCTTTGCAGCGTTATTTAATTAAGAAAAGTTCAGAAAAATCTATGAAGGTAGTAGAGGTGACTGCTGAGTTTAGAAAGCAATATCCGAATACTACCAAGGTTTCTCCTGCACATGATGATTCGTTCCTGAGTACTTTGGCTGAGGTTGCATCAGCTATAGGTAAGCTATCACCGTATTCAGGTGGTTCAGTTGGTGGCGTATTAGGTGGGGTTTCAGATGTTATCAAGTAA